ATGTCCGAGACTTCCGGCAGGCGTCGGGAACGCAAGAAACGCGCCAACGGTCAGGGCTCGATCTACCAGCGGGCGGACGGTATGTGGGTCGGCGCGGCCTACGTGCTCATGCCCGACGGCAGCACAAGACGACGCCCGGTCTACGGCAGCTCTGAGGACGTCATCCGGAAGAAGCTCACCGAACTTCAGTCCAACTCCGACCAGGGCATTCCGGCGGACGCGACCGGATGGACCGTCGAGAAGTTCCTGACGGTGTGGCTCGCGCAGACGGTGAAGCCGAACCGGCAGCCGAACACCTACGTCACGTACGAAAAGGCGGTCCGGATCTACCTCGTTCCGGGGCTCGGTAAGAAACGGCTGAACAAGCTGACGGCGGCCGATGTCCGGCAGTTCATCCGGCGGATGGAGAACACCTGTCTGTGCTGCGCTCGTGGTCGGGACGAGGCGCGTCCGGAGGGGGAACGGCGCTGCTGCGCGCTCGGCCGGTGCTGCGAACGGCGGCCGTCGAAACGTCAGGTCCAGGTCGTGCATGCCGTGCTGCGCAACGCGCTACAGGCGGCCGTTCGTGAGGAACTGGTCCGACGCAACGTCGCCAAGCTCGTGCAGGTCTCGACCCCGCGCTACGGGATCGACCGGGGCCTGACGGTCGACCAGGCACACACGCTGCTTGACGCGGCGGCCGGTGACCGGCTGTACGCGCTGCTGGTCCTGGCGCTGTTCCTCGGTATGCGCCGCGGGGAGCTGCTCGGACTCCAGTGGTCCGACATCGACGAAGAGCGGAAAACGCTGACCGTCCGGCACACGCTTCAGCGGGTCGGCGGGGAACTGCGGCTGCTTCCGCCGAAGACGGAGGACTCGGAACGCACGCTTCCGCTGCTGGGCCTGGTGGCCGACGCGCTGACCGAGCATCGCAAGCTTCAGGACGCCGAGCGTGAGGCGGCCGGCAAGCGGTGGGTGAAGAGCGGCCACGTCTTCACCACGAGGATCGGTACGGCGATCGAACCGGACAACCTGCGCCGCTTCTGGCTGCCGCTGCGGCAGGCGGCCGGGCTCGACGGGGTGGTGTTCCACGGGCTGCGGCACACCTGCGTGACGCTGCTGCTCGACCTCGGCGTCCCGCCGCACATCGTCCGCGAGATCGCCGGGCACTCGGCCATCGAGGTCACCATGACCATCTACGCGCATGCTTCGATGGGGGAGAAGCGCCGCGCGCTCGGCAAGCTGGACAAACGCCTGACCGGCCCGGCCCGCGGCACCAAGCGTGACTGAGCGCGTTGCTACAGGGGTTGCTACACCTGGGGGTCCCGGGAGGCTCGGGCCTCGGCCGGACGGGGGTCCGGGGACGTGATGATGCAGCGTAGGGGCTTGATCCCCGAGTGCGCCCGGCAGGGATCGAACCTGCGACCTGGTGCTTAGAAGGAACCGGGGCCCTATCGCTGAGCTGACCTGCGAAAACGCAGGTCAGCGCGAACCGAAGAGTCGGTAATTACTCTCTCGCTACGCCTGACCCTGAGAGCGCCGAGATGGCGCCGGATGGGATGGGGAAGCTGTGACCACCGCCACACACCGAATCCGCGTGTCGGATCTCCGACACCGCACCGATGATGCCATACGGGCCGCCGAGCGGGCCGTCACCTCCGGGCCTGCGATGTACTGCGCCCAGTGGCGCGGGGAGCAGTACCCGGAACTCCACCCGGACGAGCGCCAGGAGCGCGCCCTGGATGCGCTGGACGCGCTGACCGCCGCGGTAGCCACCGTCCAGGCCGCCCGCGACGCCCTGGAGGCCGAACTCGTCGACGCCGGCGTCATCGCAGGCCCGCCGGAGCGGCCGACCGAGGACTACCCGGATGCAGCCTGGAAGCGCCTCGAGGAGGAGGGCCACTGGTCGACCCCGCCGGCCCGGCTCGCCCGGCTGGTCGTCTCGGACCGGGCGGCCGACGTCGCGGACACGGCCCGAGGCATGGTGCCGACGGAGGGCCGGCCGAGAGGCGCGCTCGTCGGGGCGGCCCGCTTGGTGGTCCAGGAGGCCGAGGAACTGCTGACCTCCGCCGTCATCGCCGAGCATCTCGCCGGCATGCCGTGGGCGGAGATCGATGAGGAGCTCTCCGGCGGAGCTGCGGCCCGCCAGCCGGCCGAGGCGCACTACGCCGCTGCGGTGGCCTCCTGGCGTAACGGCGTCCTGACGCCGTATCACTATTCGCCCAACACGACTTTCGGCGCCGCCCTTCTGCCCGAGGCCGCGCTGCGCCCCCGATCGACCGCCCGACGGCTGGACAAGTGGGTGGTCGAGCATCGCAGCCCCAGAGATCGTCGGGGCCAGGGCGATGCACCCGTGTCGGCCGCCCTCACGGCCCCGGTCGACGGGTTGACGGCATCCTCGTGGCTGATCGATATCTCCGGCTCCATCATCTCGCTGCCCTGGGGGCGGGGAGTCGGTCCGGAGGGGCGCTGCCTCCAGGAGCGGAAGGGCGCCGCCATGAAGGCCCTCGTCGCGGCTCGACCGGCCGATATCCGTCTGGCCGAGCAGTTCGCTGAGGCCCGGGCTCGACTGGCAGAGCTCCGCGGGGACCAGACGGACACCGAGTGCCATCCCTCGCTCGACACCGGCCCGACCCCGGCCGGCCTGACCGACGACAAGGACTGATCAACGCCAGAAAGCCGGCTCTCCTGCCTGGCGGGCAGGAGAGCCGGGAGAGGCCGGGGTGGGGCCGGCTGAGGTCAGCCGATGAAGTAGGTACTGCGGGCGGCGACGAACGCCCGGTCGGTGGCCGGCCCCCAGACGCCGTCGACGGCCACAGCGAGGATGGATTGGATCGTCCGCACCGTCGCGACGTAGGCGGCCTGCGACCGGGGGCCCCAGGCGCCGTCGACGACGGTGCCGACGGCGGCCTGCTCGGCGCGGGTCCACTGGTGGGTGCGCACGGCGGCCAGGGCGGCGTCGGTGACCGGTCCCCAGATGCCGTCGGCGATCACGTGCACCGCGTGCTGGAGGGCGACGACGGCCGGTGGCGTGGGTGAGCCGGAGTCGTCGACGAGCTGAGCCGCCTGGGCGATGATCTGATGGCGCTGGCCGGTCCGGATGCCGCCGGGACAGCCCGGGTGGTTGCCCCAGCTCGCCGCGCCGGCCCCGTGGGTGATCAGCCCGGACTGGCCGGGCGTGTCCGTCACCGCCAGCGCCCAGCCGAAGGCGTGCACCCCGTCGGCGTAGGCGACGGCCACGCTCTCGATCTGCTCGGGGGTCAGCGCCTCGGTGTCGAAGCCCTCGGTTTCGATCGAGTTGTAGGTACCGTTCCCGCCGAGCTGGGCCCAGGCCCGGACGTCCGAGGGCACGTACTGCTCGCGCTGCCCGGCCTTGCCCGCCCATAAGTTCGACGACACCTGAGAGCGCGGGTCGTTGAACCAGTTGAACTGAGAGCCGTTGCCCTNGGCGACGTGCAGGACGAGGCCGATGGGGACGATCCCCTTGCCATCCGTGTTGCGGACCGGACGGAAGGCGAATGTTTCGACAATGTGGGGCATGACGATCTCCTCACCAGTTCCTGATCACGATGACACTGCTGGCGATCGCCAGCGCGAGCAGGACTGCGGCCAGGGCCCGGGTCGACCAGGTCACCGCAGCGACCAGATGCACACTGCCGCGGGCACAGCGCCCACAGCGATGATGAGCAGGGCCGAGAGCAGCCGGGCCGCGATCGTCTCCGCCGGTGGCCGGCCGGCCGGGCGCATCCACTCCGGTGGCTCAGAGCGGGTGTAGTCCTGGCGGACCTCCCACTCCGCCCACGTCAGGCGCCGCTGCGCAGACCACCTGTCGGCCTGGCGCCACCACGGCTCGGTATCGCTCACGGGTGGCCGTCCAGGTGGCTGTCGAGCCGCTCGCCGATGGCCAGGACGTCGACGGCCAGCCCTTGGAGTCGGCCGTCGACCGTGCCGAGCATCTCGTGGGTTTCCACGATGCGGCGGACCACATGCCAGCCGCGCCGCGCGGTGACGATCAGGACGCCGGTGATGACGGAGAGAGCCGTGATCAGGGCGGCTATGCGGAGGATCGCTTCCTCGGCGCCGGTCACGGCCGACACGTTCCGGTGTCGGCGATCTCTGGCATGGGCTCAGAGTAGCCTGAATCGAAAATTCTTCCGTCTCGCTGCTGTTACGACGGAAGATCTGTCGATGTAGTGCTGCTGTGGCGCTGCCTTCTTCGTGCTGGAGCCCAGATGACAGTGAAGATCCGTGAGTTGAAGGCGAAGCGCACCAAGCTCGGCGCCGACGCCAAAGCGATCATGGATGTGGCCTCGACGGCCGGCCGGAACCTGACCCCGGAGGAAGAGGCGACCTTCGATCAGTTGCTCGACGAACGCGACCAGGTCGACGCCACCATCGACCGGGCGCAACGGCTCCTGGACGACGAGCGTGACCGGCTCGACGACGACCCGGACGAGCCGGACGGCCCCGGCAACCGCGGCGGCGACGACCAGATGGCGGCCTGGCGGTCGTTCCTGGTGGGTGGCCGGTCCGCGCTGACGGNCGCGCAGGCCCGCGCGCTCAACGCCGGCAACGACCCCGACGGCGGGTTCCTCGTCGCCCCGGAGCAGTTCGTGCAGCAGCTGCTCGCCGTGGTCGACGACCTGACACCGCTACGGGGGCTGGCGACCGTGCAGCGTCTGACCACGTCGGAGTCCCTGGGAGTGCCGACCCGGGACAGCGACCTGGCGGACGCGGAGTGGACATCCGAGGTGGGCACCGGCACGCAGGACGACGGCCTGCAGTTCGGGAAGCGGGAGCTGCGGCCGCATCCGCTGGCGAAGCGGGTCCTCGTCAGCCGGAAATTGCTGCGGGTGGCGGCGATCGGGCCGGAGGCGATCGTGCGGGACCGGCTCGCCTACCGGCACGCGACCGCGCAGGAGAACGCGTTCATGACCGGTGACGGTAACCAGAAACCGCTGGGGCTGTTCACCGCCAGCGCGGACGGCATCTCGACCGCGCGGGATGTCGATATCTCGACCGACGCGGCGACGTTCGTCAACGTGGCCACGGGTAACGCGGCGGACGATCTGATCGACGCGAAATACACCCTGAAACCGCAATACCACCCGCGGGCGCAGTGGCTTTTCCACCGGCTGGTACTCGCATCCGTCCGGAAGTTGAAGGACGGCGACGGCAACTACGTCTGGCGGCCTGGTCTGGCGACCGACCGGCCGGACACGATCCTCGATATCCCGTACATCCTGTCGGAGTTCGCGCCGTCGACGTTCGCGAACAACGACTACGTCGGTCTTCTGGGAGATTTCTCTTTCTACTGGATCGTCGACGCCTTGCAGTTCGAGGTGCAGCGGCTCGTCGAGCTCTACGCGGAGACGAACCAGATAGGGTTTATCGGCCGTGCCGAGGTGGACGCGATGCCGGTGCTGGAGGAGCCGTTCGTCAGGCTCCAGTCGAACGACGTGGTGCCGTAAACACCCTTTCTTTACGAAGATCACAGTAATGATGTGAGACTCTGAGAAAGGAACAAGGATGAGGAATGACATCAAAAACCACCTGTCGGTGGTGCAGTCCCTGGCGCCCGCGTCCCGCACGGCCGCGGCGAACGGCACCGGTGTGGACCTGGCGAACTACGACGGCGCGATGATCGTGATCGACGCCGGTGCCGCCGGCGGCACCACACCGTCGTTCACCTTCAAGGTGCAGGAGTCCGCCGACAACAGCACCTTTACCGCGGTCGCTGCCAGCAATCTCGACGGCGCCGAGCCGGTCATCACCGACGCGAACGACCTGGCCGTCTACACGATCGGCTACCACGGCATCAAGCGCTATGTACGGGTAGCGATCACGGTGGTGGCCGGTACGACTCCGACGCTGGTGGCGTCGGCCACAGTCGTGCGGGGTCTCGGCCGGGTGAAGCCCTGATGAAGGTCAGGTTTCTGCGCCGGGTCGCCAACCCCGTGTTCAGCGCGCAGCCCGGAGACGTCAGGGATCTTCCCGAGCAAGACGCGGCGAAGCGGATCGCCGCCGGTGACTGCGTCGCCGTCGACCAGCCGAAGCCGCGGTTGCGGGACCGGCTGCGCCGCCAGCCCGAGCTGGCAGCCCCGCCGGCGCCGGCGGACAAGCCGCTGGACCGGCTCACCGTCGACGAGCTCCGGGAGTACGCCGACGAGCACGACATAGACCTCGGCGAGGCGAGCAAGAAGGCGGACATCATCGCCGTCATCCGCGCGGCCGCCGGCGAGGGTGACGGCGCGGGCTGATGGCGTACNCCACCGCGGAGGACCTGCGGCTCCTGCTCGGTCAGGACGCGTTCAGCGCTGAGGAGACCGCCCGGGCCGACCTGCTTATCGGCATGGCGGAGGGCGCGGTCGAGGACGAGACCGGCCAGCCACTGGAGCAGTCCACCGACACGGTGATCCTGGACGCGCCGACGCGGTCGGACCGCTGGCCGGACTCGCCCGGCACCGGAAGCCGGAAACTGCTCCTGCCGCGGTGGCCCGTCACGTCTGTCACGTCGGTGACGTGGCTGCGGGACGACGCGGACGACGAGCTGCTCGTCGAGGGGGCGGCCGCGGACTACACCTGGTCGGCGTCCGGGATCCTGACCCGGGTGGGCGCCTGGTGGCCGACGACGGACCGGTCCACCGAGGTCGTCTACACCGCCGGGTACGCCACCATCCCGAACGGGGTGAAGCGGATCATTCTCCGGCTGGCGGCGGCCGCGTGGAACAACCCGGCCTTGCTGGCGTCCGAATCCCTCGGGGATCATTCCCGGTCGTTCGCGACGTCCGACGGTGGCGCGGTCGGGATGGCCCTGTCCGCGTCCGACGTGCGAGCCCTTGGCTCCTACCGGGCCCGCACATGATCGGGCACTGGCTGAACCGGACGTTGCAGGTGTGGCGGCCGACCCGGACACAGGACGGCGCCGGCGGCTACCGCACTGTCTACGTCCGGCAGCCGTCGGACGTCCGGGCAAAAGTGGATCAGCCGTCGGACGCGGAGCGGCTGCTGGCCGTGCAGACCCAGTCCGAGCAGACCGACGGCATCTACCTGCTGCCGACCGACGATGTCCGCCGCGGCGACGAGCTGCGCGACCCGGACAGCGGCGAGGTGTGGCGGGTCGCCGGCGTGATGCGGCCGTCGAGCGTCCGCTACCGCAAGGCCCACGGCGAACTGGTCCAGAGCGAAGGGGAAACGAATGGCTGACCTCACCCCCGTGTCCGCGCCCATCGATGGGGGCCGGCCCGATCTGGGCGCCGCCGCCGTGGCCGCGGCCGGCGGCGGTGACACCGCCCCGGTCGGCCCGGGCCTGTTCTTCTACCTGAACAACGGCTCGGGCGGCACAGTCACGGCGACCTTCGCCACGCCCGGCACGGTCAAGGGCCTGGACGTGGAGAACGCGACGCTGGTCGTCCCCGCCGGCAAGCACGGCATCCTGCCCCTGGCCAGCGTCTTCCGGGGCGCGAACGGCCGGGCGGCGATCACCTACAGCGCGGTCACGACCGTGACCGTCGCCGTGGTCCAGATGGGAACCTGATGGCCGGCCCGAAAGCGCCGCCGGCCGGGCCGGAGTACTGCCGGACCCGCGCCCAGGAGATTCTGGCCCGCGACATCCAGGCCACCCCGCTGGAGGCGGTGGGCTGGGCGCTGCTGGCGGTCGTCGGGGAGCTCACCGCGATCCGCCGCGCGCTGGGGAAACGGTGACCGATGGCCAGCAGCGATCGGAGCACGGTCCGGATCGAAGGGCTCGACCGGCTGGCGCGGCGGCTGGCCGACCTGGGCAACGAGGTCAACGAGGCGGTACGCCGCGCGGTACGGACCACGGCCGAGGAGGTCCGCCGCGACACCCAGGCCCAGGTCCGGGTCGACACCGGCGGCCTGCTGCACAACGTCGACATCGAGTACGAGCAGGACGGCCTGGTCGCCGAGGTGGGCTGGCTGGGTGACCGGACGCCGTACTACTACGCGGCGTTCCACGAGGAGGGCACGGCGAAGATCAGGAAGCGTCCGGCGTTGCGTCCGGCGGCCGAGGCCGCCCGGGAGGTCCTCAAGGAGCAGCTGCGGGTCGAGATCCGCAGGGAACTGCGCTGACTGTCGTTCAGAGGAGGTGAGGTGAGAGGTGGCGCAGAAGCAGAACAGCTTCGAGGGCCAGGCGGACGGCGTCACCATCACCGCCGCGAACTCGGGCGCTGGAAGCGGCGACGCCTGGGATGTCGTCAACCTCGACGGCAGCACGGTCGAGGGTGACACGGCCCTTGCGGCGCACGGTCTCGTCTCGGCGCGGCTGGCGACCGGCGGTACGGCGGGTTCCCCGTATCTGTCATGGACGTCCGGTGTCAGCGCCACGGCGGTCTACTCCCGCGCTTATATCCGTACGGGATCTGTCCCCGGATCGAACCTGAACCTGATGCGTTTTCTCGTTGGCACCACCATCGTGGGAACTGTTCGGCTCAACAGCTCAGGGAAACTCGCTTTCCTGTATTCGTCCGGATCACTAGGCGGAACCAGCGCGGCCGATTTTCCGCTCAGTCAATGGTTCCGCGTCGAAATGGATGAGGTGGTCTCCACTACGGCGGGCAGTATGACCGTGCGTTGTTATTTCGGTAACCCGGACGACACGACCGCCACGGAAACCCTATCCATATCCGGCGTCAGCACCGGCAGCAACGGCCCGGTCGACCGCTTCCGCGCTGGGATCATCAGTTCGGCGGCGAACACGGAGCTCAGTTTCGATGGTGTCGCCTGGTCGGACGCCGGGCCCATTGGCCCGGTTGCCGGCTTGGCAGCCGCGACCCCCGCCCCCGTTGTTTCTACGGCAGCCCTGGTGCGTGCCGCTACCTGGTAAGGAGATCTCTCATGGCCAAAGCCGGATACAGCGCCGCTGTCGGCGCCGCCGTTGCCCTGGCTGCTGCGACACCGAAATCGATCCTTTCGGTGATCGCGCCGAGCCAGTTCGGTGTCGATTTGAAAAAGGTCAGGATCAGTTTCGACGGTGTCACCGCCTCGGCGGCACCGGTCCTGGTCGAGATCGTGTCGTTCACGACGGATGGGACCGGTACGGCTGGCACCGTCAACCAGATTTATGGCCGGACAGTGACCCCGGGTTTCACCAGCAAATACAACTATTCGGCCGAGCCCACCACACCCACGGTCATCGACCGGTACACGCTTACTCCGAACGGTGGGCTCGCCATTTACGACTGGCCGCTGGGGGATTCCCCGGACTGTGCAGCTTCCAGCCTGATCGCGGTCAGGTGCACGGCGCCGGCGATCGTGAACGCGAACGCGACGCTGTGGTTCGAGCGCTGCTGACCGCCCGGGTAGGAGGCGGCCATGGCGATCACCGGGCGGAGCCATCCGAATCCTTCGGTGATCTCCCGTGGGTCGCTGGAGGACGAACCGGTCCTGACGACACCGGCTCCGCTGGTCGTCGCTGCCCCGGCTCGGCGGCGGCTGCCGCACGCGCCGATCGTCAGCCGGTCCTCCCTGGAGGACGTCCCGCCGCCGGCGCTGGCGGCTCCGCTGCCGGTCGTCGTCACGCGGCAGCCGCCGCGGCTGGTTCCGGCGCCGGCGCTGATCTCCCGGTCGTCGCTGGAGGACGTGGCAGCGCCGGCAGCGGCTGTACCGCCGGCGCCGGTCGTGGTCTCGCCGCGGCCGCCGCGACGGACACCGGCAGCGGCGATCATTCTGCGGTCCTCGGCCGAGGAGACGATCGCCGAGCCGGCGGTGGCGGCGCCGGCGCCGCTGGTGGTGGCCGCGCCGCGGCCGCGGCCACGGCCGCCAGCCCCGCTGGTGCTGCGGGGCGCGCTCGTCGACGACCCGGTCCTGACGACCCCTGCACCGGTCATCGTCGCCCCGCGGGTCCGGCCGGTACCGGTACGCCCACCGGTGATCTCCCGGGGGTCGCTGGAGGACACGGTCGTCCCGCTGCCGGTCATCGTCACGCGGCAGTCGCCGCGGCTGGTCCCGGCGCCGGCGCTGATCTCCCGGGCCGTGGCGGGGGACGCCCCGGTCGTGGTGGCGCCGAGCACCCCGGCGCCGATCGTGGTGCTGCCGGCTGCGAGGCGCGTCCGGGGACGGCCGCCGCTCGTGCTGCGTGCACCGGCGCCCGGCGACGAGCCACCGCCAGACCTCGGCGTGCCTGCCGAGAGCGCGATGGGGCCGATCCAGCGGGCGGTCTATGAGGTGCTGACCGGGTGGCTCGCCAGCGGTGGCCTGCCCGTGGTCGGCGGGTCGGGCTCGCCGATAGGTCCGATGCAAATAGCTATCTATGATCTGCTCGTTTCCGATACGACGTTGATGGGCGGCTGACGTGATAACCGGTGTTTTCGATGACGTTCCGGAGGGTCAGGAATTCCCCTATGTGACCCTCGGGGATGCTGTCGAAACCCCGGATAACGATCATGGTGGGTTTGGCCGGGAGAGCGTCATGGACATCCATGTGTGGACGAGGGAGCGCGGCCATTCCCAGGGAGCCGACATCGCGAACCAGATCATCAGACTGCTGGACCATCAGGCGCTCCTGATCGATGGCTGGCGGCACATCGTGACCCGCTACCTGCGTCAGCAGGCCATGCGGGACCCCGACCCGGAGATCCGCCACCGCGTTTTGCAGTTCCTGGTCATCACAGCACAGGAGTAACGGAGGAAAAATGCCCGGCATAGACGCGTTCGGTACGCAGTTCAAGCGGGACACCACGGGCGCCGGAGTATTCGCCGCGATCGCGAATGTGAGCGATGTCTCCGGTCCGTCCCGGGAGAGGGAGGGGATCGAGGTCACCGCCCACGACTCACCGGACCAGTACCGGGAGTTCGTGAAGGGGTTGAAGGACGGCGGGGAGGTGGAGATCACCATCAACTACGATCCGGGCGCGGTCACCCACGCGGACCTCGATGCCGATTTCGAGGAGAAGCCGCTGCGGGATTACCAGGTGGTCATCCTCCCCGGTGAGGCCGACGAGCACACCTGGGAATTCAGCGCACTGATCACCAACATTGGTGATGAATTCCCGCACGACGACAAGATGGAACGCACCGTCACATTCAAGATCAGCGGTAAGCCGACGCTGACCGCCACCTGACCGGGAGGAGTCTGAATCATGGGGCTGAAAGACCTTATCCGCGCCGCGGACGACATCCGCCACCAGGACGACGTCGAGATCCCGGAGTGGGCTCCCGGGGTCATGTTCCAGGTCCGCGGCCTGCCTGACGAGGACTGGGAGGAGTACCAGAACAAGCTCAGCCGGCTCACGGTGAAGCAGGGCCGGAATGCGGACGCCGAAATGGCCGTGCGTACCAACAAGGCTGAGATCGTCGCGAAGGCTCTCTACGACCAGGAGAGCGGCGAGTTGGTCTTCCCAGAGCTTAAGGAAGGGGTGGCGATCCTCCGGAAGAAGTCCGCCGGGATTGTGAACGGCCTGTTCGAGCTGGTGAAACATCTTTCCGATGACGACAAGGATTTCGTGGAGAAGGTCAAGGACGCTGAGGAGGATTTCTCGGGCGGCCAGAACTAAAGATCCAGTACGACCTGGCCGTCGCGTTCCGCATGCCCCCCAGCGAGGTACTGGACCGGTTCACCGAAAGAGAGATCATCCGGATGATCGCCTACCAGAACCTGTACGGCCCCGTCACGCCGCGCAGGTACGACCTGCTGGTCGCCCGGCTGGGCATGGACGTCGTCTCCCCCCACATGAAGCGGGGGCGGCGCCCGCACCTGCGGGACCATCTCATCGTCTGGTCACGGCGCCGGGCGCGTAAGACCCCGCAGGAGATCCTGGCTGCGATCAAGGGCATTCAGGCCGGCTACGACGTGGCGGACCAGGCGCGGCGGGGGCGGCGCCGGTGACGCTCCTGGAAGAGCTCCTCATCCGCATCGGCGTCGAAGACGACACCGAGGAAGGTGCCTCGCGGGTCACCCGGGGGATGGAGCGGCTGGCCGCGCCGGCGGCGGCCGCCGGCGGCCTGGCCGGGCTGGCGTTCGCGACCGGGCTCGGGTCGGCGATGGACATCGCATCCGCCCAGAGCTCCCTGCAAACCCAGCTGGGGTTGACCGAGGTGGAGGCGCAGCGGGCCGGCGGGATCGCCGGCGACGTCTTCGGCGCCGGCTTCGGCGAGGGACTCGACGAGGTCAGCGACTCGGTCGCCTCGGTCATCTCGGCCGTCGGCGACATGGGCGCCTACACCGACGCCCAGCTGCAGCAGATGACCAAGAGCGCGATGGCGCTCGGGAAGGCCTTCGAGCTCGATGTGGGGGAGACTGCCACCGCGGCCGGCCAGTTGGTCAAGCAGGGCCTGGTCGACAACACCGAGGAGGCCTTCGACGTCCTGACCACCGCGGCGCAGAAGCTCCCGCGGTCGATGGTCGCGGACCTGCCGGCGATCGTGTCCGAGTACGGCACCCACCTGAAACGCATCGGACTGGACGCGCAGACGTCGTTCGGGCTGATGTCCCAGTTCGTGCAGGCCGGTGGCCGTGACCTCGACCAGGCCGCCGACGTGCTGCACGAGTTCGCGCGCATCACGTCCGAGGAGACCGACCGGGCGACCGAGGGCTTCAAGGCGCTCGGGCTGAACGCCGGGAAGATGCTCACCGACATCGGCAAGGGCGGGAAACCGGCCGCGGACGCGCTGCAGCTCACCCTGGACAAGCTGCGCGGGGTGAAGGATCCCGCCCAGCAGGCCCAGCTCGGGGTGGCGCTGTTCGGGGACATGGCCGGGGAGGCGGCCGGGGCACTGCTGGCGATGAACCCGGCGACCGCGGCCGCGGCCTCGGGGATGGACACGGCGGCCGGCGCCGCCGGTCGGCTGACCGACAAGATGGAGGCCGATCCGGCGCAGCAGATGGCCGCGGCGGTGAACTCGCTGAAGATGAGCATCGGTGAGGCGCTGCTGCCCGTGCTCACGAGTGCGTCGGGGTTCCTGGCTGAGCATCAGGGGCTGGTGCGGGTACTCGGCCCGGTCGTGCTGGTGCTGGCCACCGCCATGGGTGTGTTCGCCGTGGCGGTGTGGGGGGTGAACGCGGCGATGGCCGCGAGCCCGATCACGTGGATCATCCTCGGGGTGACCGCCCTGGCGGCCGGGATGGTCGTGCTCTACACCCAGAGCGAGACCGCCCGTAAGATCATCGATGCGGCGTTTTCGGCGATCTGGGCTGTGATCCAGTTCGGGTACCACTGGGTACGGGACAACTGGCCGCTCCTGTTGGGGATCTTGACGGGGCCGATAGGCCTGGCGGTCGTGGCCATCNTGAAGAACTTCGACAAGATCAAGTCTGGGGCGGGGGCCGTCTTCGACTTCATCACCTCCTCGCCCCGGATGATCGGCGCCGCGCTGGCCGGACTCGGACAGATCATCGCCGCGCCGTACGTCTTCGGCTTCAACATGATCGGCCGGGCCTGGAACGCCACAGTCGGCAAGATCGGGTTCGACATTCCGAGCTGGGTGCCGGGCCTGGGCGGTAAGGGGTTCCACATGCCACGGGTGCCGATGCTGGCCGAGGGCGGAATCACCACGGGCCCGACCCTCGCGATGATCGGAGAAGGTCCGGAGCAGGAAGCCGTCCTGCCCCTCTCACAGCTCGAACACATGATCAACATGGAGGCGCGGTCCACCGGCAAGGTCGAGCCCAGCGGCCTGGTCGTCAGCTTCGCGCCCGGCGGGGGAGACAGCTTCACGCAGTGGCTACAGGAGACGATCCGGGTCCGCTTCGGCGGGGACGTGGCCGCGCTCGGGCAGGAGGGTTGAGATGACCGTCGCCGGCGACCTCACTGTCGAGCTGCAAGTCGACGACGCTTACCTGACGCTGTCGAACGCGGGCAACACCAGCGCCGCCTACACGCTCGATACCGCGGTCCTCGACATCACCGGGGACATCGACCTGCGCGTGGATCTGGCCGCGCAGGACTGGACTCCTGCGGTCGATCAGATCATCGCGGCGAAGTTCTCCACGACGGGGAACAACCGGGCCTGGGTGCTACGGCTGCTGGCCGACGGCCGGCCGGTCATCAACTGGTCGCCGGACGGCAGCGCCGGGAACCTCACGGCCGACGCGCGCGGCCGGTCCTCTCTCGCGCCGACGGTGGCGAACGGGTACCGGCTCGCCCTGAGGGTCACCGTGGATGTGAACAACGGGGCGGGCGGTACCACCGTCACCTGGTACACCGCCCCGGACATCACCGGCCCGTGGACCCCGCTCGGCACCCCCATCGTCACGGCAACCACAGTCGCGATCGCCGCGACCGCCGCCACGCTGGAGCTCGGCACCGGCAACGGTGGGACGGCCGTGTTCGCCAACACCAACCGGTGGATCGGCCGGATCTACGCGTTCCGGATGTACAACGGCATCGCCGGGACGTCCGTGGCCTACGCCGATTTCCGCCGGCAGGACGAGGGCACCACCTACTTCACCGACGTGCACGGGCTGACGTGGAACGTCAGCGGACGCGGGTACGTCCAGCGCGGCTGGATCGACGTCACCGGTCTGGGGGACGTGCGCGAGCAGCAGGCCGTGGCTATCACACGCGGTCGCAGCAACGAAACCTCCACGGCCCCGCCCACGTCCTGCGCACTGACCCTCGACAACAGGGACGGGCGCTATTCGCCACGTAACCCGACCGGCCCGTATTTTGGCCGGCTCGGCCGGAACACTCCGCTGCGCACCTATCTGTCGGGTGCGGCCGGTCATGTGTTTCTCCGCCGGAGCCCCGAGGACTATGTGGTGGCGCCTGACTCGGCAGGGCTCTCCATCGTCGGAGATATCGATCTGCGGATCGACCTGGATCTGTTCTCCTGGGACGGCCCGACGATCGCCCTGATCGACAAGTTCAACATTGCCGGTAACCAGCGCAGCTATACCCTCGTCATGGAGAACGGCGGGCTGACGTTCAGCTGGTCGACCGACGGCACCCAGGCGAACACCACAGACGTGTTCTCGACGGCGGGTGTGCCGGCGCCGCGCCATGGCAGGAAAGCGGTCCGGGCCACCCTGGACGTCAACAATGGTGCGGGCGGTCACACGGTCACGTTCTACACCGCCGACACCATCGCCGGCCCGTGGATACAGCTCGGGAATCCCGTCGTCGGTACCGGGGTGACATCCATATACGACAGCACCGCACAGGTGTCTATCGGCGCCAGGGAATCCACCCCGACGGTGGACGGCGCCGCGTTCTCCTCCATCTACGGGATCCAGATCAGGAACGGTATTGACGGGTCCCTGGTAGCCAGCCCCGATTTCACCACCCAGAATGCTGGGACGCTCTACGTCCTCGACGGTCAGGGCACCCCGTGGAGCCTGATCGGCTCCGCTGAGCTGAGGGCCTGGAACGCGCGCGCCCACGTCGAGGTAGCGAACTGGCCGCAGGAATGGGACCTGTCCGGCGCGGACGTACGGACCGCGATCGNGGCCAGCGGCATTCTCCGCCGGCTGGGGCAGGGCAAGACCCCGCTGAAGTCCGCTTTGTACCGGGGCATCACCGGGATCAGCAGCGCCGTGGCCCGGCCTGTCGCCTACTGGCCCTGTGAGGATGGTCAGGACGCCACACGGATCGGCGCGGCTGTCCCCGGCGCGCCGGCCATGACGTTCACCGGCGAGCCGAGGTTCGCCGCGTTCGCCGATTTCCGCGCGTCCACCCCGCTGCCCGAGCTGAACGGGAGCGTCTGGACGGGGGCCGTGCCGGACTACACCAGCACGAACATCGTGCAGACCCGGTTCGTGCTGGCCGTGCCTGACGGGGGCGTTCCCGCAACGATGGTCCTGTGCCGGATCGAGCTGTCAGGGTCAGGTTCGATTTGGCATCTGTCCGTGGACGCGAGCGGGAATCTGCGCATCCAGTGCTATGACATTTTCGCGGTGGAGCTGTTCGACAGCGGCCCGATCGCGTTCGACGTTAATGGCCGGCTGCTACGGGTCAGTATCGACCTGGTGCAGGACGGCGCCGATATCGACGCCAGCATCCACGTGCTGGAGGTCGGCGCGTCCGTGGGAGCCCAGTGGGCCGGGACCCTGTCGGGCCGCACGGTCGGCCAGGCCCGCACCATCATCATGAACTACTCCGGTGCCGCGGGGGACGTGGTCCTGGGACACATCGCCGTGTACGACACGGCGGAGAACATATTCGACCTGTTTGACGAGTTGAACGCGTTCCACGGGGNAACGGCGGCGGAGCGGTTTATCCGGCTGTGCGGCGAAGAAGGTATTCCCTGTGCGGTCAAGGGGAGCTGGTCCGATACCGTGATGGGCTATCGGCTCAGTAACACACTGCTGGACCTGCTGCGTGAGGTCGAGCGGACCGACGGGGGAATCCTCTACGAGGACCGGAGATTTTTCGGTCTGGTCTACCGGACCCGAGCCTCGCTCTATTCCCAGCAGCCCGCGCTCGTCCTGGACTACGCCAACGCGGAGATATCCGCTATCAAACCCCGGGACGATGACCAGGGCACCCGTAACGCTGTCACCGTGCAACGGACCGGTGGGGGCTCGGCGGTGGCGCAACAGACCAGCGGGCCGCTGAACCTGGCCGACCCTCCGGACGGAGTCGGGCGGTACGAGAGCAGCGTGGAGGTCAGTCTGCCCGGTGACGAGACACTGCCCGACCATGCCGGGTGGCGGCTGCACCTGGGGACCACAGACGAGTCCCGCTACCCCACCATCGGAATCAACCTCGTCCGTACGCTGTTCACCGGCGACCCTGCGCGCACCGCGGCCGCGCTGGCCCTGGACGTCGGCGACCTGATCGCCATCGACAACCCGCCGCCGTGGCTGCCACCGGACCAGATCCGCCAGCTGGTGCAGGGCCTGAAGGAGATGCTGTCCGGTACGCAGCTGCCGGTGCAGTGGAACGGCCAGCCGGCCAGCCCGTGGGACATCGCCGTCTACGACGACCCGGCCAGCCGCTGGTCGTCGGACGGGTCGATCCTGGCCGCGGACGCCGACGCCACCAGCACCACGCTGACGGTCGCCACCCCGACCGGCCCGCTGTGGATCAACAGTGATGGGCGGATGACCGGCAACCCCGACTTCGAGGTGGATGCCAGCGGGTGGGACATGTTCGGGGGGATGCTGACCCGGGCGGTGACACCGCCGGACGCGGGCGGCCGGCCGGCGCCGTTCGCCGGCTCCTGGTCCGGCCGGCTCGTCCCGGACGGGACGAGCGCCACCGCCTACGTCGAGAGCGTGCCGAAGGCGGCCGCGACGGCGGGCTCGCGCTACTACTTCCACGCCTGGCTGCGGTGCGAGACCGGCCACGCTCTCCAGCTCAACGCGAACTGGTTCACCGCCGGTGGCTCCTACCTCTCCACATCCACCATTCAGGCGGCCACGGTGGCCGCCGGCCAGTGGACCCGGTTCGCCGGCGTGGCCACCGCCCCGGCGACAGCCGGGCTGGTCACGGTCGATCCGGGTGTGCCGGGCACCCCCGCGACCACGGACATCCTGTACATGGACGTCGTGTTCGTCGCGGCCGCGGCCGACAGCCTCAGCGCCGAGCTCCCGATGGATATCACCGTGGCGGGTGAGCGGATGCTCGTCACGGATATCGCCGGCGGGACGTCCCCGCAGACGTTCACCGTGGTCCGCGCGGTGAACGGTGTCGAGAAAGATCACGAGCCGGGAGAGGAACTGACCGTGTGCAAGCCTGTGTGCTGGGGGCTGTGATGGTGCTCGCAGGTGAGAGAGCGCGGGCCAGCGACGTCCGTCACGAGATCGCGGTCGGGACAGCGACCACGAACAGCAGCACGTTCACCACGACGGAGACGGTGCTGCTGTNCGTCTCCGCGGATCTGATCGGGGGGCGCACCTATGCGATCGAGGCGTGGCTGGAGCTGCTACCGTCCGTCAGCGCCGACAAGTGTGACCTGCGGATCCGTGAGAACAACGTGACCGGGGCTGTGGTGCGCAGCGCGCGGGTATCCCTGGATACCGCAGCCAGCTCCGAGCACGTGTCGTTCTACGGCCGGTACACCGCGGCCGAGACCGGCGCGAAGACGCTGGTGCTGACCGGGCAGCGCGGCGCGGGCAGCGGGAACATCCAGCGGATCTCCGGCCCCACCTTCCCCGGGTACCTGATCGTGAACCAGGTCTCCTGAGCCGTCGCGGGCGGCCGGGCGCGACGGCTACAGGCCGGCCAGGCGCAGCAGCCGGGCGCGGTCCGGCCCGGTGTGCCGGCCGTCCTCGTCGTCGTCGTCGGTGCCGCCGGCGGCGTCCAGGAGCGCGGCCAGCGCGGCGACCGCGTCCTGGACCAACTTCTTGTTCGCCTTGCTCAGGACCGCGCCGGCGCGCAGCTCGCCGAGTGCGCGGACCAGCGCGAGCTGGTCGCCGGCGCGGCCGGACTCGACGATCGCATCGGGGTCCATCGGCAGCGGGACGGCGGACACCTCGTAGAGCTCCCAGCCCTCCGGGACACCGTCCTTGCCGATGTTCCACGCGTCGAAGCCGATAGAGAACGCGTTCATGATCCCGGCCCGGTACTTGCGTTCGACGGTGCGGGCGAAGTCGTCGCCGTCGTCGAAGACGATGTCCATCATCAGCCGGCCGTCGTCGATCCACGTCTTGTCGGACCGGCCGATCGGCAGCCCGTCTCGGCCCCAGTACATGTGCCCGTAGCCGACCACCGGGTTGGCCTGGAAGCGGCCGAGCCGGGCGCCGTCCATCGTCAGGTTCAGCCCGTCCGGTTTCCGCCCCTCGGTCGCGGCGATGATCCGCAGCGGTCCCTTCGTGTCGGCGTTGTCGGCACGCTGGACGTATCCGCGCACGTAGTGGCGCATGCTCACCGGTTCCTCCTCGAGTACAGCTGCCGGTCGCGGGGCACGTGCTGCGCGCGGGTGCCCCGCTGGGTCTCCTCGTCCTGCTCGGCCGGCGGCCCGCCGGGGATCGGCAGGGCGGCGGCCTCGTCGTCGCGGCCCTGGCCGTAGCCGTCCCACCAGCCGCGGGCGTAGCCACTCGGGTCTGTCACGATCGCTCCGGTTCGATCACACAGTCGCACCCGGGATGTATCGGTGGGTGGCGGGTGTCCCGCTTCGCGACGAGCTGCTCTCCCTCGGCCTCGCCGTCGACCTGGTCGCCCTTCGCGATGAACGGCTGGTCGATCGCCACGATACGACCGTCCAGCTTCGAGCAGTACGGACAGTTCGTGCCAGACGCCCGCCACCGCAGCCGCTTGACCCCGGCTTCCTTCCACGCCTCCCGAGCCGCGGCGTTCGTCAGCTGGCTGCCCTCCCAGCGGGCGGTCTGCGCCGGCCGTTCGTCCTGCCACTTCGCCAGCCGGGCGAGAACCTCGTTGACGACGTCGTCGACGGTGGGCGCCTGCTCGGCCCGCCCGCGTAGCTGGCCGAACGACGAGGCGAGCCGGTAGGCGACGTGGGAGAGGGAGTAGGCGCGGGCCCAGATGGACAGGTCGATGTCCTCGTCGTGGCCGACCTCGTCGGCGGCGTCCGTCACGACGTCGGCCGCGAACGCGGTGAAGATCGGCAGGAAGGCTGCGGTCATGGCCTCGCCGATCGTCCCGTCCGCGGCGTACAGCGCCTGGAGCGCGACGAGGAACGAGCCGAGCGAGCGGGCCCGCTCGTCCCCCAGGTGCGCGTCCAGCAGCGCGCTGACCTCGTCGTGCTCGAGGTCGGCGATCTCCTGATCTGCCGCTTCGATCTTCGGCGCCCAGGCGTCGGCGAGGCGGCGGCGGGCGGCGGCCCCGCGGCCGCGTAGCGCCCGGGCCCGGCGGGCGGCCGCGCGCGCGTCGTCCCCGCCGGCGGGGACCATGTTCAGCGGGATCAGGTAGGCGTCCCCGCCGGCGATGGGGTTGTCGTTCTCTTTCTCGCGGATGTCGTTCGCGGACAGCCAGCCCCACTGCCGGCCGATCGCGTACGCCTGGTAGCGGGCCATGGTGTCCCCGCGCAGCAGCGCGTCGACGAGGTGCTCGGGGAAGTAGCGGGCCCGCTCGTCGGGGAGCAGCAGCTGGGTGAGGATCGCCTGCTCCCACCGGATGAGCCAGATGTTCAGCGCGCTGGAGATGTAGTCGAGCTGCTGCTGCTCGATGTTGCTGAACGTCGCCCGCTCGAGGTCACCGATCTTGTGGGGTGGCAGCCGCAGCCACCGGGCCATCTCGGTGATCTGTAGCTTCCTCGTCTCGAGGAACTGGGCGGAGTCGTTGGGGATCCCGACCTGCTGCCAGGTCACCCCCTCCTCCAGGATGGCCACCCGGTGGGAGCGGTCGATCCCCCGGTGGATGTTCTCCCAGTCATCCGCCATCCGCTTCCGGGCGTCGGGAGAGAGNAGGCCCGGATGCGACAGCGCCCCGCCCGGGGCGGACGAGTTGCTGAAGAACTTGCTGCCGTGGTGCTCGGTGGCCAGGCCCAGGCCGATGCTGTTCGCGGCGAGCTCGACGATCGAGTAGCCCCGCACCCCGTCGAAGCCGAGGCCGGCGATGTGCAGGACCTCCTCGGCCGACAGCTTCGCCTCGATGCCGTGGTGCGGATCGCGGTAGATGTACCAGCGCTGGAGCTGACCGGCGCCGGTCCGCTTGACCTTGATCTCCAGTCGGTCGGGGCGCAGTGGCCAGATCTCCTCGATCACGCCGGTGCGCGGGTGGGTGACCAGCTGCGCTACGCCGTTGCCCCAGGTGATGGCGTGTCCCTGCAGGGTCTCGCGCAGCTGCACGCTGGTCATCATCGGGTTCGGCTGATCGTGCAGCAGCGGGTACAGCGGGTGGCTGGTCGCGCGCCGCTTGCCGCGGGCCAGGCGCTCGTAGAGGAACAGTGGNAGACCGCCGACGTCCTCGCTGATGACGCGGACGCCGGCGAAGAACGGGCTGTACATCCGGGCGGTGTCCTGGTCGACACGGACCCCGGAGGAGTTCGCGATGTCGCCGCGGAACCAGTCCACGACCCACTGCTCCGGGGTGGCGATCCCGGACAGCGGCCCGGCCGAGGCGCGCAACAGCGAGCGGACCAGGCCCATCAGCCGCCACCGCCCCGAGTCCTGATCAGCTCGCTGGTCAGGTCGGCGCGCTCCTGGACCAGCGCGCCGCGGACCCCGACGACGATCAGCAGGAGGCTGGTCACCGAGATCCCCAGCCACGGGGCGAGCAGCCCTAGGCCCACGCCCAGGCCGCCGATCCCGACCGCGACGAGCGAATCCCACCAGTCCACCCGGGTACCTCCCCTGTGCGTGCCTATCCCATCATCCCCAGACCGCGGGATTCGTAGATGGACGGCTGCGGCAGGCCGCGCATTGCGCCGTCGATGGCGAACAGCAGGGCGGGCATCCCGTCGATCCGCTTCCCGGACTTGCCGCGGTCGGGCTTCACTGGCCGGATCCGGTCGGGGTCGTCCCGGGGGCTCTTGCACTCGAGGTTGTCGGCCATCCACCGGGCGACCGGGTTACCGAACTGGGCGAGCTCCTCGGCCTTGAGTCGGCGCATCAGCTCGTTCATCGGCGGGGTCATCCGCATGTAGGTCGAGTCCGACTCGATCATTTTCAGCCGGGTACGTTTGGTGATCTCCTGGCGTACCGGCTCGCCGGACCACTTGTCGTAGGTGACGTCGACGATTCCGTACCGCTGATGGTCGGTGACGATGTCGTCGTAGATCGTGTCGTAGTCGATCGTGTCGCCGTCGGTGAGCGTCACCCAGCCGGCCCGTGCCCATTGGCTGAACGCCCCGCCGGTGTGCAGGTCGAGGTAGCCGGCGATCGACTCCGGCGCCCAGAACCGCCACAGCACCGACCCGTCGACGAACAGCAGCGCCCACGCCGTGAGGTCGAGCTTGGACGACAGGTCGAGCCCGGCCCAGCATCGCTGACCGGCCAGCCGGGCGGATACCCAGTCCGGTGTCAGCGCGATCTCACGGGCGTTGGCGTCCCACAGGTCCATCGGGATCCACCGGGTCACCTGGGAGACGCGCTGGTTGGTCTGGAACTGGCGGAAGCCGTTCTCCTTGACCGGCTCGGCCTTGGCCTCCAGGGCCTGGCGACGCATCGCCTCACGGGACTTGAACTGGCCGAGGGCCGGGTTGGCCCACTTCCAGTTCGCCTCGTCGAACGGGTCGCAGCTCGCCGGCAGGTCCGGATGCCCTGGGAAGATCCGGTGCAGCCGGTCCAGCTGGTCGGGGTTCGACGGCAGCTTGCGGACGAACGCGAACACGTGCGGGGCCCGGGCGGGATCCTCCTGGATCCGCTCGGCCTCGTCGATCAGTTCGGCGCCGAACGAGGTCGGGTCGTTGGTCTCGGTGGTGGTGGCGTANCAGAGCTCCTGGAGCCGGGCGCCGGCCGCGGTCGTCATGGCCTCCCACAGCGTCCCGTCCGGCTGGGACACCACCTCGTCGAGGTTGAAGGCGTGGGGGTTGTGTCCGAGCTCGCCCTTGGCGTCGGCGGTGAGGATCTCGTAGTGGCTGCCGGAGGTGTCGTCGACGAGGCGGCGGGCGTTCTTGATGTGGACCAGGCGCTTGGACAGCCGGGGGGAGAGCTGGACCATGCGCAGCGCGGGCTCGAAGACCTTCCCGGCCTGCTTGGTGTCCTTCGCCGCGCAGTACACCTCGGCGGCCTCCTCGTCGTCGCCGACGAGCATGTACAGCTGGATGCCGGCGGCGAGCTCGCTCTTGCCGTTCTTGCGGGCCACGACGATGTAGGCGATGCGGTACCGGCGAACGTAGGTCTGCCACTCTGGTGACCAGAGGACCTCACCGAACAGCGGCCGGATGATCTCGTGTTCCTGCCAGTCCAGGAGCACGAACGCGGTACGGACCAACGGGCCCTTGGTGTGGACCAGCATCCGGGCGAAGAACGTCACGACCCGGTCGGCGCGTGGCTGGCAGTAGTGCGCGCCGCGGCGGGTGCAGGTCAGGTCCCGGAAGGTGTAGCCGCAGGTGCGGCCGCGGCGGTCGGCGGGGCGCCACCGCCTATGGTGGTCAGCCGGTGAGCAGGTCGGCGTCCGGGTCACCACCGGCATCCCCGATGGACAGGTCGGCGCGGTCCGAGGGAGTCAGGCCGAACCGGGCGCCGTAGCGCTGCACCTGGGCGTCGGCCTGGTTGAGCACCAGCAGCCACGGGTTGGCCGCCAGCCGGACACCGGTCTGCTCGCCGTTCTTGTTGAACACCGGCGCCTCGATGATCTCACCCTCGTCGCGCAGCGCCCGGGCTGCGCGGCGGCGGCGGACGACGGCGTCGCACCAGCAGGCGAAGGCCTCGACGTCCCAGCCGGTGAGGATCTGTTTGGCGATCAGGTCGGGGGCGAGGTGCTTCCAGACGGTGCGCGCGGAGGTGTCGAGCCAGGACGGGGGCTTGACCTCGACGGCGGCCGGCCTGGGCTCGGCGGTGTTGATCCGGTCCTTGCGGTAGCCGTGGAGGATCGCGACCTGGGTCGGCGTCTTGGCCGGGCCGCGCTTACCCACGGTCACCCCCTGTCGGTTACGGATTGTTACGGCCGTCGGCTGGTACGGCGGGCCTCGTTACCTGTCAGCGCGAGAGGAGGCTCCCCCCCGCGTTCCGGCGCCCCTCCAGCCAGAGATCACAGCCCCCTACCCGCCATCGGCGGCGGGCACGGTGGGTAGCGAGCCGCCCAGGAGCCGGTAGACGGTCGGGTAGGCCCGTGCCGCGGCCTGGGAGAGCACCGTGTTCTGGATGGCGTGGACGTGGTGCACGAGCTCGGCCACGTCGCCGCTGCGGGCCGGCTCGTCGGGCCCGACGATCTCCCCGAGCAGGCCGGCGACCTCCGCGAGCAGCTCGACGACCCGCTTCTCCTGTGCGGTCAGCAGCTCGGCGCCGGCGCTCACCGGGCAGCCCCTGCCGCGTGCCAGCCCGCGGGCTGCGCCCGGGCGGTCTCCCGGGAGTGGCACGGCTGGCACAGGCCGCGGCCGTGGCGCGGGTCGTGCTCGTCCATGCCGCGTGCCCGCAGCTCCCGCTTGCTCAGCGGGTGGTGGTCGGCGTGGGCCGAGGGCGCGGCCTGGCAGACCACGCACACCGTGTCACGGGCCAGGACGCCCGCGCGGAAGCGGTCGCGGTGCTCGGCGTTGTAGCCCTGCGCGGTCGCTGACGGGCGTGCGCGGCGCCGTCGACGGCCGCAGGACGGGCAGGTGGACGAGGCGGTGTCCGGCTGGCCAGCACAGCCAGGTGTGGTGCAGCGTCGGGGCGCGCGGCTGGGCACGGACACCTCCTCTCAGGGTTGATCACATCATAGCTTCGGCGCAGGTCGGAGCGGGTACGACGATCAGCTGTCCGTGTCCTCCTCTGCTGCCGTGGGCGAGCTGGAGAGCGCGCGTGCTGCCCCGCGGAAGAGCCTCCACGTCGTCTCGGCTACTACCCAGCGGCCGTCATCCAGCTGGATGGCGAGACCGACCGAGGCCCGCCCACTGGTCGTTCCGTGGCGGAGCATGCCGATACGGGCCAGGTGGCCGTGCAGGGGTCGCGGCTCGGCCAGGTCCGACCAGGGATGACGGTCAAGATCGGGGCGGACCTCGAGGTGGGTGTGGCCGTCCATCAGCAGTCTCCTGTCTGTTTGATCACGATGGGTGGTGCGGTGCAGGACGGCTCCCAGCGGGCCCCGGTGCGGCGCCACAGGCACTGGCCGGCCGTCCGGGCCTGCTCGTGCGTCCGCCGCTGGCCGTTGATCAGCGTGGCGTTGTATGGCACGGCCCCGTATGGGCTGGTGGTGGCGACCCGGCCGCACCTGCACTGGGCTCCCTGGAGGAGACGGTGGGCGAGTGCGTCGGCGGCGGCCTGCGGGGTCGGGTGGTCCTCGCAGGTCAGGCGCGCCCCGCGGTACTGGGCGTGGGCGTACCAGCGCGGATTCGCTGGGTCGTCGTCGAGGTAGCCGATCTCGAAACCGCTCGCGCCGGAACGGCCGACAAGATCGGCACAGGCCAGGACCTCTTCAAGGTCCATCGGCTTCATCAACGGGATTCCTCCGTGGCGCAGTCGGCACGCACGAGGGCTGCGAGAGCGATGACGGAGTAGCCGTCCTCGGCGTGTCGCAGGTCGCGACGGCGCTGCAGCTGCTCCTCGGGGTCGTCGGTTGGCTCCCATCCCCAGCGGCCGGTCCCGATCAACGCCAGGTCGATGTCGTCGTCTTGCGGCTCGTCGTCGGAATCCGCGAGCCGCTCCAGCGCGGCTCGCAGGATCGCGTTCTTCGCCGCGAGGTCCACCGTGGGCTCGTCGGCGCTGGCCATGGCGGCGTCTGTCATGATCGTGACTCCTTGTCGGGTGAGCGCCGCGACCACCGCGTCCAGGCCGGGCAGCCGCAGCCGGCTGCGGCACAGTCCGTCCCGGGCCGGTGGTGCTGGTGCCAGACGCGGGTGTGGCCGCACCGGCATGAGGTCAGCCAGCGGACGAGGTCACCAATCAGGGACGTCACGGTGGTCCTGGCCGCCGTCGTCCTCGTCCTGGATCACTGCGGCCCGGGCGAGTTCGGCGTGCAGTTCGCCGGCGGTGGAGATGCGGCTGGTGGTTGTGTCCCGCCACCACAGGTAGGCGTGGACGTGCCAGGGCAGAGCCCTGTGGAGAGCCTCCAGTCGCTCGCTGTCGCTCTTGGCGATCAGCCTGAGGAGGGTGTGGGTCCAGTTGTGCGAGTCGCTGCTGCCCCCGAGGGCCAGGGCGAGGTCGCCGAGGCCGTCGAGGTGGTATCCGTCGTCAACCGCGGAGGGCCTCGCCCAGGCGGGCCGGCTGACGGGGGTCCGGCCTGTGCCCTGTGTGGAGTGCTCAGTCATCGGTTTCCTCTTGGCCGATGGGGCTGGCCGCCAGGGCGCGGACGGCGCCTCGTAGTAGCCGCCAGGTGGTTTCCGCGATGACGTAGGTGCCATCCTCGAGTCGGATTGCCAGCCCGACGGTGGCTCGGCCGCTGGTCGTGCCGTGACGCAGGAGGCCGATACGGTCCAGGGTGCCGATCTTGGAGTTGGCCACGGTGATGTCGGTCCAGGGGGCGGCCTCGATGTCCGGCTGGATCCGGATATTGGGCATTCCGGGGCGGTGGGCGCTCATCAGAACGTGGTCTCCTCGTCATCGATGTCTGTGCTGGCTGCCGGGAGTTCCCAGGGGTGGACGGGTTCGGGCTGCCAGCGGGTGGNAGCCGCGCGGGCGAGTTCCTCGGTGGTGGGGGTGAGCGCGTAGATCGCTTTCGGGCTGATGAGCTGAGTGATCCAGCTATCCCCATCCGGGATGTCCAGGCGCAGGAAGCCCTGACCCGCGATCTCCTGCTCGCGAACCCGTCCGGCTCGGCGTATGTGGCCGAACAGTTCGAGGATCGCCCATTCATTGAACGTCTCGGCGTTCTGGTCAGTGGTCATGATTGCCTTCACATTCGGTCTTGTTGTGCATGGCTGCGTCCGCGAGGTTGGCGAGGAAGCGGCGAATGAGGGTGAGGTGATGCTCCACCGGTTCGCTTTCCATGCGGTCGGCTAGCTCGAATCCTGTGTCGGTGAGCTGGCCGAGGTGGGCAAAAATCCCTGCTGATGTGTGGAGTAGGTGGATTTCCCCGGTGGCCATCTGGTGGCGTGTCGGGCTTGGGGGTGGCGCCGAGGCCGGGGCCGCCAGTGCGGTTGCGCGGAGGTCCTCGGCGATGCCGTGGAGGCTGTCCTCGACATCTATTCCACTGTTCAGGGCCACGGCGCTCAAGCTACCTACGAGGAGGACTTTCATAGCCCTGACGATGCTGTCGGCGTCGTTAAGGTCAATGATCAGCGGTCCGGTAATCATTGGGTCGATGAGGTCCGCGATCATAAGCATGACCCGTGGGTTCTCCGGCGGACTGAGCTCGGCGATCATGATTTCCCCTGAGTAGAGGTAGGGAGCTTTCGTCCGAGTGCGATGTCTATTCGCTCCTGCACGCGGCTGGTCAGCCGCTCGCGTTCGCTGGAGAACCATTGGGGGTGGCCCACGGCGCCGATGTCCTTTCGGGCCTGCTCCAGCGCCTGCTGGAGCGCGGCCACTTTGTCCATGGCCACTCGGGCCTGCGTCTCGCCGAGGGTGTGTGCCGTCATCGGGCTGGCTACCGCTCTGCCGGTGAGTACGGCCCAGGCGCCGGGGAGCCGTCGTGTGCGATCAGTCATCGGCTCNTCCTGGCCTCGCGGGCTGGAACGAGTTGCTCTTCGGTGCAGCCGCACGGCATCCGCAGCGTCAGCATCGTGTCCTCGGTGAAGCCTTGGAGGGGATGCCAGCCGCGGCCGTCGCATGAGGGGCAGCCCGGTTCTTCGTTGGTGTCGTCGTCGGGGTAGTCGTCCTGGTCCTGCTCGGCGTGGCGGGCGGTGTCGCACCCCTGGTGGTCGGCGCTGCCGCATCCGGTGCAGTCGTCACACAGGACGTCGACCATCAGGACGGCCCGCTCGGTCGTCCACTCGTAGCGCAGGTCGGTGACGCCCTTGCCTTTGCACGAGGGGCAGGGCGGGCCGGTAAAGGTCGGGGCGGGGAGCTCAAGCGCGAGCCGTGGGAGGTTATTCATCCGAATGATCTTTCGTCGTGTTGAGTCGGGCGTCGAGGTAGACCCGGACGAGCCGGGAACTGCCACGGTCTGGGTAGGGCCCGGACTGGGCGACGACGTCCAGGGCGCGGGCGATGACGGCTGCGGCGACGGTGCATTCGTCGGCTGTGCCGTGCAGGCGGATCTTCATTACGCTGCTTTCGCGATGGCGGCGGCGTTCCGTATGGCGGTGATCATGTTTCCGCGTGGTATTTGTTCGCGGTCGGGGTCGCCGTAGNACTGCTGCTGGATGTCGTCGGGGCGGTTTCGGTATTTCGTTGTGACCCACAGTCGTTGGTGGATGTCTGCGGTGAATACTGAGACGATCTCCATGCGTTCGGGATGGAGGTGTAGTCGGCGGGCTCGGTGTTCCCGTTTGAGCTGGGCTACCTGGGCCTGGTCGGCTGTGGGGTCGACCGTTACTCCCCACATTTCGATCATGACCATGTAGAGGTATGCCTGTTTTCCGCCGGCTGCTTCCTCACTGGCGATCCGGGCGAGGTGTGCCGGGTAGGTGGTGGGCGGCACATCATTCGTGATCAGTGCTGCTGTCAGCGGTGCGAGCTGCCCTGTGCCCGCATTCCAGGCCATGGAGAACACCCAGTGGGGTCCGTCCCAGTCGGTGTGGTAGTCGGCGAGGATCTGGCGGGTTGCCTGTGAGACAACCTCGCGGGTGGGGATGGAGATCCGGATGGTCATGCTGCTATTGCCTCTCGGGGCTGGCTGTGTGTGCGGACGCGGACGGCGAGGATCTGGGCTGCGGTGGTGCTCAGGGCGTGGCCCTGGTCGCGGAGGGCGGCGCCGAGGGTGCGCCGGTTGACGGTCTCTCCGGCCGAGGTGATGGCCGCGGCCGCGGCGAGGGCGGGGGCCAGGAGCCNCTCGGCGGCCTGCTCGGGCGTCTCCCTCGGGCCGCCGGCCGGGCGGGGTGCGCTGCGCGGTCGCGGCGCCGGTGGCTGGCTGGCTGGGGTGGGCGTGGTGAGCTGCTCGGCGCCCGCGGCTGACGCCGGCACGGCCGCGGGCGCTTCCCGTTCGATGCGTTTTTCCGCCGCTACGGCCGTGCCCTCGGTGGGTGCTCCGTATCGCCGTACGAGGGCGTACAGGTGGACGATGACGGCGCCGGAGAGGGGTGGGACGGCGGTGACGGCGGCGGCGACGGCGCGGGGGACGACGAGCTGACCGCCGAGGGGCGCCCAGGCGTGCAACGCGTTGCCCAGGACGCTCAGGCCGACGAACGTGATGGTGACGGCGAGGGGTACTGCGCGGATGTGTCCGGGGGCGCCCTGGAGTCGTAGGGCGGCTCGGTAGGCCGCGGCGGCGAGCAGGTCTATGGATAGCGGGTAGGCGAGGGCGAGGGTGCGGTTCAGTCCGCTGGCCCTGGCGAGCTGGACGAGGACGTCCCAGCTCAGGGCGAAGCAGACGAGCAGCACCAGGCCGGCGAGGAGCTCGAAGGGGATGTCTCGGCTGTCGGAGGTGTGGTGCACGATGACCGTGGAGCTTGGTTGAGATGGGATCCGCCTGGGCTCCTGCCGGCCCCCGGAGCTGCACCCGGGGGCCGGTGCCGTTATGGGGCCTGTGCCCTGACGGGGCTGCGTTTGCCTCGGCGTAGTCGGCGTCGTAGCCAGGGTCGGCAGGTCAGGCAGGGTCTGGCTCGGCCCTCGTTGTCCTCGCCGAGCCAGCCGGTGCAGTCGGCCGGGTGGGGTGGTGTCGGTGGTGGTGCGGTGAGTGCGTCCTCGCGGTCCTCGCTGGCCACGTAGGGGGCTGCGTACATCGGCGGTCACCTCCTGTACTGGAGTGTGATCGCTACCTACGACATGATCCATCCGATTTCTCCCGTTCATGCGGTCGCGGCCGCGGAGTCCAGGTCCGTGGGTAGCGCGGAGGGCGGGCCGGGCGGGCTCGCTGGCGCGGGTGGGGGTGGCGCGATGTCCAGCCAGAGCGGCAGGCCGCGCTGCTGCCATGCCGGCTCCGGCGGTCGCCGGCGCAGTTTGGGGTGGGGCAGGAGGCGGATGCCCTTCTCGGCGGCCACGCGCCGCAGCGTCGCCCGCGCGTGTTCGGGCCCGGTGGCGTCGGCGGGCAGGTTGCGGCGGCGAGGCTGGTCAGCCGCCTCAGAGGTCGCCTGCCGCCCGTTTGCAGCGGGGGCAGTGTGTGACGGTTTCTCGGCCGAGGTCGGCGATGCCGCCGATGAGGGTGCTCCAGCCGCAGTCGGTGCGGTCCCAGCGGTTGGGCCGGGTCTGCTGGGACTGCACGGGTCGTGCTCCTGATGATCGTTGGGTGGTGCACCCACCCCATTCCCATCACCACCACGAAGTGGTGATGGGAATGGGTATGGGCATGGGGTCTGGATCGGTTCCGGACATGATTCGGATCGGTTCTGGATCGGACCTGGATCGGACCCAGATGGTTTCTGGATAGGTTCTGGATCGGACCGGGATCGCATCTGGATGACGGCGGCGGCATGGGGTCGGNCGCCGCGGGGTCCTGCGGGTGGCTGTCCGCCACGGGCTGGACCGAGGGTCATGCCCGCGGCCTCGGCCGGGCGGCCGAGATGCCGCCGCTGGCAGCCGCGGCAGGCCACGACCATGTTGTCCGGGCCGGCCGGCTGGTCCGGGTCCACGATGTCGAGGACTCCGCCGCGGACGGTGCGCCGGTCACCCCAGGACACGGCCCTGCCGCAGTCCCGGTAGCGGCACCAGTTGCCGTCGCGGGCCTTCACCACGGCGCGCAGCTCCGGGTCGACCGCCAGGGCCTTTTTCACGGCCCGGTCCGCGAGGATCTCGACTCGGGAGGGGTTGTGGTCCAGGTAGTCGTGGATGGACCAGCCGCCCTCGACGTCGTCGAGGAGGCGGACCGCGACGAGGCGGTCGATGAGGTCCTGGGAGCCGTAGCGCAGCGCGGCCGCGGCCGGGACGGCCCCGTCGGTCAGGTAGCGGGCCGCGTAGGAGCCGAGCCGTACCCACAGGCCGAACGCCTCGTTCCCCGCGGCGAGGACCTTCGGGTGGTCGGTGGCGTCGTCGGAGATCCGGAACCAGGGCATCAGGCGCCCTCCGGGATGTAGGTGCCGTCGGCGCCCAGGAGGACCCGGCGGCCGTCCGGGAGGGTGATGGCGACCCGGNCCGGGTCCGCGCCGCGACGGACCAGCAGACCTACGTCATAGGCGGAGTCCGGATTGCGATGGACCAGACCATGGCAGCCCGTGGCGTTGTCTCGGCCGCAGAGCACCAGGAGGTTGATCGGGCTGTGCGCGACCTGGTCGCGGGTGCCGCCCATCCCGCGCGGGCGGCGGTGGTGCACGCTGTACGGCCGGCCGAGCAGGTACCAGCCGCAGGACTCGCACCGGTGCCCGGCCCGGGCCAGGACCAGGGCCCGGACATCGTCCGGGACACCGGAGACAGCCCGGGCTGGCTCGGCCTGCTGGGCCTGCTGGGAAAGCCAGTGCGGCCGGGCCCTCATCGGACCGCTCCCGCCGTGCTCTCCTCGGCTGGCTGGTCCAGGCCCGCCGGGCCGGCGGCCTGATCCCGGATCTCCCGGGCCACGACCAGGCCGAGCAGGACCAGGCCGCCGAGCAGGACCAGCGCGGCCGCCAGGGCGCCGGCGGCGATGCACCAGGACGTGAGCGTCACGAGCGTGTCCGCTCCGCTGGAGCAGGTCATAGCCCGTCGCCCCGGATCAGGTCCGCGTCGAACGGCAGACCGCGGGCGCCGATCCGCTCCTGGCGGGCCAGGTCCATCAGCTCCCGCAGCGAGGCCNCCGAGACGGAGCGGCAGGCCAGCTCGATGGCGTGAATGCCGATGACGGGGACCTGGTAGTCGAGCGCGATGTCCCGAACGATCCGGATCGTTCCGAGCTCGACCACGGCCAGGACGGGATCTCCTGGCCTGGTCACGAACGTGTTGATGTTGCCCAGCAGTCCGTTGGACTGCTCATCCGGGGGCAGACTCGTGGAGAGCCTGATCGGTGCGGCCATGGTGCGCCCTCTCGGGATCTATGTGTGAGCCCGGCCCTCGTCAGGGCCGGGCGGATCTCTTCATCGGCGGCGGTGCTGCTCCGCGGACGGGCAGTCCTGCCAGTGAGGCCGCCACCGCAGCCGGCCGGTGGCCTGCCGCGATGGCGGGTTGATGTAGGCCACCGGGACGGCGCCGTCGCGGATCACCACGACCGGCCCGGCCGGGTCGGGGGTGTCCGCGAGCGGCATCCACCGCGGCGGGTCGGCCTGCGTCAGCGCCCACCGGATCGGGGCGCGACAGGACGTACAGGTACGGGGATGGGCCGATGCCCGCTGCCGCCACTCCTCCTCGCGGCGACGACGACGGGCCCGGCGGGCATCCGCGTCCATCTGCTCGAGGCCGGGTAGCGGCAGCGGGTCACACATCGGGGGCTATCCCTGCTCCACCTGGCACTCGCACGGGCCAGGGGCACAGGCCTCGTGCGGCACACCCCGCACGCCCTGCACACCCCGCACGCCCTGCACGCCCTGCACGCCCTGCACGCCCTGCACGCCCTGCACGCCGCGAGGCAGCGGGCCGCAGTAGGACACCGACGCCCACATCGCCTCCCGGCCACACGGGCACGGCGCCGGGTAGAGGACATAGGACAGCAGCGTGGAGCCGGCCGGCGCACCGACCAGTTCCAGCGCCACCAGCGCCCCGAACCGGCGGGGCAGGAGCGGCAGGGTCAT